TTTAAAGAATTATCACTGCCATATAATAATTTTGATGATATGATTTATGATCTATTAAAAATTAATGTTGATAAATATGATGTACGTTATATAGAATTAGTCAAAGGAATGTATGATTATAATTCAACAGTTATAAATTTAAATATGTACGAATTATCAAAATTATTAGGTGGCGATATTCTTTACAATAGAGAAAAAGTATTAAATAATATATATTATCGTAAAAATTATAATGAATTGGATGTTTATCTAGATGTCATGAAAAAAATTATAAATGATTTAACTAATGAAGAATTAAAACAATTTATGATAAATGTAACTGGTCACATCATTCGTGAGAATAGAGTTAGCGTTTACATATATTCAAAAAATCAAATGAAAACAGATATTCTAATACAAACATGTGCTGATTCTATTTATATTAAATGTACCGTTTTTCAACAAGAAAATCATATGGATATTTTAAAGACTTATTTATGTAAAAAAGATTTAGATATTGATGATTCAAAAATGTAATAATCATTTCAAAAAATTGAAATGATTATTTCATTGAAACTATGATAAATAGATAATAGTTATCATAATCTTATCGTTCAAATAATAAAATGAATATTATCGTAACGGAAGAAGATAAGAATGATTTATCATATTTCAACAAACCAATTTTGAATACAAATTTAAATACTTATAAATTTTATAACGGATTATCGTGTATTATTTATTGTGTTAATGACAAATATTATCTTAAAAGTTCTCAAGAAAAATCAATTTTATTAAATTTGCCGATTAATACCAGTGAAGGAGAAGTGATATTGGGTATACATTCAACAACAGACAGATGTGTCATAATTATAACAAATAAAAATACTTATTATATAGCAGATTATGATAAGGTACATGTATTGAATTTCATTTGTTCTCATACAGAAAGTGTCACTAATGGTCTTTTATTAAAGAGAAATATTTGTATATTTAAAACAATAGATAACAAAACTAAATTTTTATATCTTAATTTTCATAATGTAAACAGAAGTATTGTTGACGAACCATTATTAATAACAAATAGAATTTTAATGGAAGATAATGATTATTTCAAATATATTGATTCATTAGAAAATTGTCATTCAATCATTCGAACAATGATTCCAACTGAAATTTTATGTTTTTCAAATAAAACGACAATTACTTTGATTGATGATATGTTTTTTGCGTTAGTAAATGAAGAATTACAATTTATTGAACAGAATTTTGTAGTTAAACGAATTTTCGTAGATGATTCAACAAAAACATTATATAATGGTCAGAGATTTTATGTTTTAGATACAGATGGATATTTATGGACATTAGATTTTGATAATCTAATCTTTGTCAAAATATGTAAATTATTGCAAACAAATGAAGATCAAGAAGAAATTGTAGAAATAATTTCTACAAAAAATAATATATGTGTAATTGGAAGTTATTTTATAGATTTTTATAAATTTAAATTTGGAGATATTCCAATATTAGATGATTCATTGGTTAATAATGCCCTAGTTTCTCATTATGAAGTTGACAAGTTAGGATTTAATCAATTTGAATTGATATCAAATATTTGGAAAGAAACAATTGTTATTAAATACAAAAAGTATTATATTTTGATCGCGTCGAAAAAAGCAGTTTGGGCATCAATTATACTTAATCCAAATATTTTACTTAGTGAAGTAAATTATTTCAAAATTCCAGATTATAGAACATATCTTTTACAAGGTAAAGATGATGTCATTGTAAATTATTCTCACGGACGTTTTTACACATTGAGTGAAAATAATATTTATTATGAAGACAATACAAATGTTATCTCTGATTATGTACAAAATGCTAAAAAGAACAAATATGATAGGAAAAAATTTAATGATCATACAATTTATGTTGATAATCAATTAAGTTATTTTAATGTTATTTATCATGCATTAATTGCAACAAATTATAGTTATTATTTAGATCCGCAAGTGATGATTAGATCAGTTGTTATGGCCATGGGACCCGGAACTAATCGCGATGTTTATAATACACTTATGGAAGAAATTAAAAAAGAATTATTCGAATGTATTGCAACAAATACTGTATTTAATTACAAAATTAATTTAAATAATACTTTTTGGCATCAGCCAACTAGTTGTTTTTATTTTGGTATGATGTTAGCATACTTAATTGATTCTGGTCATCCAATGAATTTTCATTTATCATTGACAACATTAAGTATTATTTATGAAAAGTTAATAAAAATAAATTTGAAACAAAAATTTCATATTGATAACTTGGCTCCATTCCATAAGATGATTAATCCAACTGAGTTTCAAATGGTATTAAATATGCCAAATGAATGTAAAACAAATGATACCATATTTAAAGAGTTATCATTAGGATATGATAGTTTTCTTGATATGATTAAATCAATGTTAAAATTGGAAGAAGTTTCTAAATTAGAATTAGATTGTTTACAAACAATTGCATTAGGTATCAATAAATTTAATTCAACTATTGCCAATAATACTATGTATGAATTATCTGTATTACTCGGTGGAAATTTCATTTATAATAGACAAAGTGTAATTGACAATATTTTTGTTAAATTTGAAACAAATATAGATACATGCAAAACTGAATTAGACAAAACAGATTCAGTAATCTTAACATACATTGATAAAGTTAAATATTTTATCGATAATTTAAATGATGAAGAATTAAAACGATTTATGATAAATGTTACCGGACATATTATTAGTACTAATAATGTTGAATTTTTAATATATCCAAGAAGTTTTAGAAATGTAGATATTACGATTGTAACTTGCAAAGAATCTATTAAAGTTGTCACTAGTTTATTAGATCAAGATAATTATATTGAAATATTAAAAGGGTATTTGTGTACAAAAGATTCATATATCAAAGATAATCAATAAACAAAATTTATTATTAATATTACATGTTAATAATAACATCTAATATTATTAGATATTATTATTAATTAGATGTTATTACAGGTTAGTGTTAGTTCATAGCAGATGTTAATATAAAATAAGACATAAAATTATAAACTGGATTAATATCAAAATGGCAATATATATACCGTATATGTTTTATCAAAAATGTTATTTTTTCTTAAATCATATCGTAGCTTGTAGTTATGTTTCAGATACAGAAACTAAAATTAGTATATTTGATTTTTATACAAACTCAACAAACTCGTCAATAAATTCTAACACAAATTCAATAATTTCATTTAATATATCAAATTCAACAATATCATCAAATCTGACTATTAATAATTCCACAATGAATAATTTTAAAACATTTGAAGCGCATATCAAGGGTCCAATCAAAGATATTCAGTGTCATACAAACGTTGTATTTATTTTATGTGAAGACGCTCTCTATACCATTACACCAAATAATATACTATATGAAGTTGATGGTAAATTCACCATATTAAACAGTTCATATACTCATATGATGGCAATAAATACAGATACAAATACATACTATAGAAATGGTCATATAGTTACTGATCCAATAATACGAGATAATTGGTTTGTAACAGAAGATGAAAATTTTAAATATTACAGAAATTCATGCAATGTCGTAATCAAATTACCCTTGAATTTAGAATTTATTCGTATTTATTCTGTACAAAATGTAAATTTGATTTTCATTGATGGAACATTTTATAAATATGACGATGCAGATAATAGTGATTCTGAATATGAATATGAAAATGAAATTATGGAATCTTTACAATATAATTTAAGTCCAATATATATTGAAAATATGAAAGGAATGATTAGTAGGATTTTTTATTATGATATGCAATTAACACCCGGTAATACAAGTTTGTATATATTAGACACATGCAATGATTTATGGATGTTTGTCATTGATTCAAACAAATTTATACAAATAGGTAACATTGAATCAAATGACACTATTGAAACTATTATTGAAATTATCTCATTCAAAAAATTACATATTATTATTTCAATCTATCATATAATTGTTATTTATAATCATCAATATCATATATTACCAATTGATCCCAAATTAATTGTTAAAACATATTTGAATTTTGATATGTTTGCATTTAAATATGAAAATAAATGGTTTACAATAGTTAGTTATGATTATCCCAATTATAATAACAAAAATCAAATAAAAGATTTTATACCATGGAGTGATTTTATTTGTAATGAATATAATTTCCGAGATCCAGAAGAAGTATTTTATTCCGGGACAAAATTTTTCCGATTGAAGAATGAAATATTATATCAAGTTGATGTCAATACAAATGATGAAAATCAAGATTTATTGGTTATGACTAAATCAAATAAAAAATACAATAAACGAATACAAAATCAATATTTATTATTAATAGATATTGAAAATGATATATTTGGACAATATTTTCAAGCATTAATTAATAAAAATTTCAATGTTAGCATTAATATGAAATTGGTTTTTGATAATGATGTTATCGCGACTGGTGATGGCGTATCAAGATCAATTATGAATACAGTAATTGAATACATTACAACAAATTTATTAATACTTGATGAAAACAATGAATATGTATTTAATTTGACTGATGATTTTTGGACATATAACAATTACTATTTATTTGGCAGATTAATAGAATATTTAATCAATTCTTCATTACATTTACAAGGCCATTTAAATCTGAATCTAATGTATGGTCTATATTGTTGTATTCATAAAAAAGTACATATTAACGAGTTAGCCATGTTTCATTTACATAGAAACCCGGAAGAATTTAAATATATATCCAATTTGGATTTGGAATACAAATTAAATAATGAAAAATTTGCCACACTATCGACCGGATTTGATAATCTTGAACAATTTGTATTATCAAGATTAAATATAAATCAAGAAATGCTTTCTGAACATCAACATAGAATTTTATCATTAATAGCGCGTGGCATGTTGAAAAACAATGAAACAATTAAATTTATGTCAATGTGGGAACTATATTTAGCCTTAGGCGGAGAATTAGAATATGATAGACAAGATGTATTACAAAATATCGAAATAAACTGTTTTGATTCAAATATTCATCAAGATCTAATCGATAATTATAAATTACGTATATACAATTTATTGAATTCTTTTACAAATGATCAATTAAAACATTTTATGGTATTAGTCACTGGATATTTACAATCGAAATCAATTGTATCTATTAGCATTGATACAAATTTATATGTAGATTTTAAAATTGAAACATGTTTTAATCGATTAAAAATAAATATAAACGTCTTATCAAATGATGATTTTGAAAATATATTTTTAATTTATTTATCTCAATATGATTCATATTTAGTTGGTTAATATTAATAATGATAATATCATTGATAATTTCAATGATATTATTAATGATATTATTAATGATATCACAAAGACAAATATTAAAAATCAAAATTTAATTCTAATTAGAATGTATAACGAAATGTCAAATATAACTTACGTCGATTTGAAAAATAATGGTCGTATATTTCCGAGTTGGTTGTTATATAATTTCAAAAAATACAAATTACCAGAATTAATGCGTGGTGATAATGAAGACCCTTGTAACATTCAGACACAATTAAAATTACATTCATATCAGACATTCATTAGTGCATATATTGGTCCAAATAGTCCATATAACGAGATACTATTGTTTTTCAATCCGGGTTCGGGAAAGACTGCGACTGCTATTAATGTATACAATGTATTATATAATGCCAATCCAGAAATCAATTGTATTGTATTAATTAAAGCTGCTTTACATGGAGATCCATGGGAAAAAGATTTAAATTTGTGGCTTGATAGAGATCCAAATGAAAATGGAGATATTAGAAAAACAAAGAGATTTCAAAATATTTATTTTGTACATTATGATTCGCCTTATGCAGACAAAGATTTTTTAGAAACAATGAAAAAAGTCGATACAACTAAAAGAAATTTATATATTATCGACGAAGTTCATAATTTTATTCGTAATGTATACAGTAATATAAATTCTAAACTAGGTAAACGTGCTCAAATTATTTATGACTACATCATACAAGAGAAACGAGAAATCAAAACTACAAAAATAGTTTTAATTAGCGCAACGCCGGCAATCAATACTCCTTTTGAATTATCATTGTTATTTAATTTATTGCGTCCGGGTATTTTTCCAAGATCAGAACTAGAATTTAATCAATTGTTCTTATCTCAAAGTACTTATCCAATTTTAAATCCAATACGTAAAAATCTATTTCAAAGACGTATTATGGGTCTAGTATCATATTATATTGGTAGTACTCCAGATCTGTATGCAAGAGAAGAACTTAAATATATGAATCTGGAAATGTCAACTTATCAATATGAAATATATCAACATTATGAAGATCTTGAAGAAACAATTTCAAGAAAAGCAAGAATGTTTAGAAATTCTAAATCTGAATTATATCGATCTTATACTAGACAGGCTTGTAATTTTGTCTTTCCGTATGTATCAATTGATATAAATGGTGAATTGCGTCCTAGGCCTAATAAATTTAAAATTAGTGATAAAATTGCCGAAAAAGTAGAAGAAGGCAAGTTTGAACAATTAGAAAATCCAAATGAAATAGATGTCGAAAGTTATCTAAAAGAATTACGTAAATTTGTTTCAAATACTGAAAAATATTTTATTGATATTAGAGATTTGAATGATGACAAAGTAAATACAAGAACCATATTTGAAGATTTAGATGAATTTAAGAATAATTACGAAAATTATAAACGTAGTTTTAAAACATTTTATCGAAAAACTGTTAACAAATCAAAATTGCTGAAAATATTTTATAATTCATCACCAAAATTAACTGCTATTATTTTTTACGTCTGGTTAAGTCCCGGACCAGTTTTGATTTATTCTAATTATGTTTACATGGAAGGATTAGAAATGATGAAAACTTATCTCAAAGTTATTGGATATACAGATGCAATAAAATCCCAAGCCAAAAAGTTTTTTGGCTATTGTGAATTTCATGGTGGAATTGATCAATCTGAACGAGATAATGTCAAAAAACAATTTAATGTTAGTGAAAATAAATATGGAGAACTAATTAAAATCATTATGCTATCTCCATCCGGTGCAGAAGGTATTAATTTAAAAAATATTAGACAAATTCATATTATTGAACCTTATTGGACAGAAGTTAGAATAACACAAATTATTGGTCGTGGTATTCGTCAATGTTCACATAAAGATTTACCAATGGCAGAACGTGTTGTCAATGTCTATCGTTATAAGGTTGTTAAACCTAAAAAAATTGTTAATAGTAATAATAATAATAATGAAAATTTATTAACTGCAGATCAAATAGTAGAAGATATTGCTAAATCCAAAGATAATTTAATCCAGTCCTTTTTGAATGCGATGAAAGAAGTTGCAGTAGATTGTCAATTAAATCAAGCTCATAATATGTTAAATCAAAGTTATAATTGTTTTCAATTTAATGAAAAAACTTTAATAAATAAAAATATAGGTCCGGCTTATAGAGAAGATATTAAAGATGATTTAAAATTCGATAATGGATTAAATACAGTTAATACAAAAGTGGATAAAATTAGAGTTATTAAAATTAATGCGGTGACTTACATTAGTAAAGACACATATACTAAACCACAAAAATATTGGTATTATCCAGAAACTGGTATGGTTTATGATTATGAATTATATTTCCCCGTCGGACGTATTAAATTCGATTCAAATAATTTACCTAATAAATTGGATAAAGATACTTATATTATGAGTGATGTAATTGAAATACCCAAAAGTAATTTTTGAATAAAATAAATAAGTAAATAAGTAAAAAAATTGATATTTATATTATATAATTGGCTATTGTGTAAGTTTAAACATGAATTAACATCAAAAATTAACAAATAAATACAAATGGATTTAGACATTTCAGGACCAGTTATTGAAAAGATCTTTGTTGCAATGGGGCATTATTTTATTCATTTTAATGATGATACATTATATGTTTATAATAATGGTGTTAAAATTGGTCTGAAAACATTAAGAAATAAAATTAACATTCCAATTGAAAGTTTACAAAGTGGGATTATTGATATTTTTACAATTGGAAATGATATTTTTGTTTACAGTCAAGACAATAAATTATATTATTGTACTGATAAGATAATTAAACCAATGAATAACTTAAATTATCAAAATGAAAATCGAAAGAAAAATCAACCTTTTTATATGTCAAAATCAAAGACAAATTATAAACAAGATTTTGAAAATAGGACATTTGGATCTACTGAAAAACTAAATTATGATTGGTCACCATTCAATGTACCGTCGATTATACCAATGCCGGATGATATGATGAAACGTATTTATGCATCCCTTCAATTTAACTCAAATATGACAGAATCGGCATTGATGCCATCAAATGATAACATTTTAATGACTCCTAAAGATTTATTAGCGACATTGATGCCATCAAATGACAACAATTTAATGACATACAATATGCCATTACCAGAATCAGATCCAATAAATTATGCATCGCCAATATTGGCAGTTGATGATAAATTTGATGATAAATTCAATGAATTCGACGATAATGTAGACGATAATGATATGAACAATGCTAACAATGATATTGTAGATGCAGATTCAGTTTCAGTAGTAAGTGAAGATGATTTTGATATGGAACTTGATAATCAAAATATATTATCGATAAAAAATATTGAGTCAGATTTACCAGTACTAATTAATGATATCATTGAAACTAATGTAGATCCAGATAATCTTGAATCTGCTACTGATGGAATTATTGTTAAACAATACATGTCAAATATACAAACAATTACAAATGATCAATTTTATGGAGTATTAATAATTGCACAAAATGAAATTTTTGTTACTGGTTCGATAGGCATGTTTATGTCAGTACCATTTGATAATATATTCAAAAAAATAGTTTTACCATTTGATGTTATATCGATTTCATTGCAGAATCAAATTCTAATTTTCGAATTAGTAGATAGAATCTTTTTCTGTAATCGGGGCAGTGACTTTATGTATTATGTAAATGCGAATTCTCTGGACATTGATATTAAAAAAATACTTACTGATTATTACGTATTTCCTTTGGATGTTGGTATTCAATGTAATCATAAAACGAATAATTCATACATTCAATTGAATAGATATACTATTCCGATTTGTGGGTTGATTAATCCAAATCAACCAAATCCTTCAGAATATTCTGTAACTAGCAGGTACGGCGCGGTAATAACATTCAAACCAGAATTATATTATTCTATGACTTTCGGTTCAAAAATGATAACTGATTCCACCGTTAAATTAATATTATCAAAATCAACTATAACTGATTTTATGTATTATAGTGGAAATCAAATGATTATACTTTGTATACAACCAAATAATGATTATGACTTTGAACGAAAAGTCATAGATATTCGTGGTAAATATATTGTATTAGATGTTGGATTGGTTACGAATTATTATATTTGTTATGATTCTGCAACAATTGTTTATAGTTCTGAAAATAATATCAATATCTTGTCGATGAATGCACTTGAAAACCCAAGTTACATTCGTAGTGAATTAAATCGATGGTATTCACATTTAGTTTTACACGATCTAGGACCAGTTGCAAAATTCACTGCAAATGATCGTAATATGGTTATTTATAACGAACACGAAGCTATTCTATTCAAAGATTATGTATCTGGATTAGTAACAATTAAAGTGATCATGAATGAAAATGTTGATATAATCGATCACAGTTTGTTAGCCACGCCATTTGACCCATATTTTGAATCAACTATTAAAATATATGTAAAACAAAATGAATCTGCATTTGATCAAATGATGATATTATTTTTCACTCATCAACAAATGACTAAATTTAATCTTCATTATAAATCTGGATCTAATATTATTTCAGAAGGAAATGGTGTTCAAAGAGAGTTCTTTGGAAATGCATGGACAGAATTCAAAGATCAGTACCTAATTCAACCACCAAATAAATTCTATACACAATTGAATATCGAAAAAATGAACAATTTAGAACCATTTGAATTAGAGATTATTGGTTATGCATTATATTATACACTCTTACAACAAATTAAGTTACCATTCAGATTGCCATTGGATTTATTATATTTTATTCATGCAACTAAATGGAATCGTGAGATGTTAGAATATTTTGCAGAAATTGAGAATTCAGATGCGTTTTTAAAGATTAAACCATTCCGTGATGATATTGAAAAGTTTAATCAACTTGAAACTGGACATGTAAACTACATATCTACTCTATTAAGTTTAATCGATTTTCCACCAATAACTGAATTAAATTCGAAAGAAAGGGTTCGTATCTATAAATCAATTAAGACAGGATTCTATTGGGATATGATGAATACAGATGAAAATGCTTTATTCGTTACTAAAATTAGGTCAATGAATGTTGCGACATTTGATTATATGATTTCAGATCGAGTTAAAATCGATCGCGAAAAATTGATTACGACTCTACGAATAATTACAGATGATGAATTTAATGATTTAATCCTGACTTATAAACAATTCGTTCGTGATTTTATATTTTCATTAACTGAAAATGAACTAAGAATAATGTTGAGAAATTGGACAGGTAGTTCAAATCCAGATCTGAATGAATTAATTCTACGTGTGAATAAAAAAATTATTAATTCTAATGTTGAAGTAGATTATGTTATTAGTACTTGTGAAAAATCATTGGCTATTAAAGTTGATTTAATTACTGATTTAAACAACCCATATGTGAAACAATTGTTTACATTTGATGTTGATTCTCAAATGATAAATTAAATTAAATTTAGAATTTAATTTAAATTATCATATATTCTCTTATTTTGTGAAAATAAAAATGTTGAAATTTTAATCCAATATTAGATATACCATGATTAGCTTTTTAAAATTAAATCTTATCATGGACAAAATCAAACAATTGTTTATTGAAAATAATTTTCATTTGATTGTCTACGATAACAATGAAATTTATATCCATTACAAAACTAACTATCTATTTAACGATAATAGAATAAACCAAATACTTATTTATTTAAGACAAGATGAAATTATTTCAAATGTATATCAAGTTGATATCGATTTATTTATACTAACAAATATGAAAAGATTATTTTATGTTACGTTATCAGTATTGGATATAAACAATTATCCTCATCATAATAATTTTGATTTTTATTATATTAATAATGAACATTCTAACGAAGATAATAACGAACATTCTAATGAAGATTCTTATGAAATTCGGGTAGAAGAAGTTTCTGATGCAGACGATTCTGTATCTATAAATTCGGATAAAGAAATAGATCTACAAGATTCCAGATGTAATATTGAAAGACAATTTGATTCAGATGATATAGATAATATAGATATGACTGATAGAGAACCGTATAATATGACTTATGAAGATTTTTATAATAAATATAATTACTTGTTATTTCAAGAATACCATTATTATGAAAAAAATAAAACAACAAGTGATTTTTTACCTTGTTTTGTTCGAGATATGATTGAAAACTCTGAACCAAATTATTTATTTGATTATTTATTACAAAATGTATCAAAATCAGGATCAATAATTACAACTGTGATAGAACCTTTCATAAAAAAAATTCATACTGTATACTTAAATTCAACTATATCAAAGACAAATAGACAAATACAAATGAATTATGTAATGGATAATGTATCTGAATTTATTTTGATGGAATTCAATTGTACATGTTGTGAATCTTATTGTTTTGTAGCTAATAACAGAATTTATACTGATTCAAAATGTTTCTTCAAATGCATGTATAAAAGATATAATTATTATCTTTATGAAATGCAATTACCTTTTGATATTGATCATATTATGTTTAAAAATAATATATTTATGATAAAAAGTAAGGATTTTATTTATTTTATTGTACCAGATGAGAATATTCATTATTTTACTACCATTAACATTAATAATAACACTAAACATGATATATCAGATTATGATTTATATTTTGATCCGACAAACAAATGTATTATAGGAACAAATAAATTAAATACAAATAGAATCAAGATAGATGGTGGATCTACAATGCAAGTATTAAATCTGGATCAAAACAAATATTATTATTTTACGAATAGTTTTAATAATCTAATCGAATTAAGATTAGTACCTAATGGAAAATATCGTCATAAAATATCGTGTAAATCAATGATGTACTCCGATAAAATCATATCTCAATATAGATTTGATTTAGAACACATTTTTTACAAACAAATTATATCTAAAGAAAAAATTAAATTTATTTATGAATCATACGGAAATGAATTTAAAAATAATCAATATATGATATTATTTATCATCATAGAATCAAATGATGTTAAACTAGATTCGGAAATGATACCATGTGTTGTATATGATCCAGAAAATTATGTAGTAATAAAATATAATATATGGGATTTTTATTTTGTCAAAAATCTTTCCCAATCAAATATGTTTTTATTACTATGTATGAATGATATTATTTATCTTATTTGTAATAAAGAATTAACATTCTCAGAAGCATTTATACCAGTACAATGGCATTATTTTTCTAATAAGATCAAAACATATGTATTCCAAGGATGGTATATATATGTAGTTTCACATCAATGCAATCAAATAAAACATATGTCTTGTACAAATAATAGTTTTGCGATATCCGACGGCAATAATGTGTATATATATCAAAATTTTTTAAATAAATCATTCAATATTACTAAAGTGGACAATGACAATTATAGTTCGTTAGTTGATAGAGAATATAATGAAATAAATGAAAATGATTATGAAATTGTATCAATTATTGTTTCGAAATCAAAATCCGCTTTAGAACAAATGTTTACAATTTTAGAAACACATTTGCCTACAGTCATATTTGATTATAATTATTATTTGGAAGATACTCAAATAGCATACGGTAATGGCGTAGCAAATGATTTTTGGCAAAGAGTATGGACAGAATTCAAATTAGATTATTTATCATTTGAAGAATCAAATATCTATTCCGTGTTTAAAATAAATAACATTAGTAAATTCAGTGAATATCAGTTAAGATTGATTGGGCGTGCTATATATCATACATTGATTAATAAAATGAAAATACCATATCGTTTGCCATTAGATTTAATTGCAATATTTAGTTCCATTTATCCTAATATCACCAATTCAAATACTAATAATTGTGATTGGGATATTAGTGAAATGGAATTAGAGTATTTTATGTCAGTTAATAATAAAACATTATTAAACAGTATCAGACAATATAAAAAGAATAATAAAGCGTTAATGGAATTAAATACAGGTCATCAAGATTATGTTATGTTATTGAAATCATTATTACCTTTTTCACATGTTAGGAAAATATGCGAAGAAATATACTTTGGATTTAGACAAATATCAAAAACATCTATTGCGAAAAAGGGATTGTTAATGCCTACTATAGATTTTTTATTTTCTGGTCCAATTGGTTTCATTGATAAACATGAAATTATTAATTGTGTTAAATTTATTAATGATTTAAATCCCGATACAAATGTAACATATTGTGAGTCAATAATAAAAGATTTATTTGAAGTGTTTATCATGGAATTAAATAATGATCAAATAAATACTTTATTATTAAATTGGACAGGATGTACAAATCCTATTTTAGATGTATTAATAATCAGAATATTTGACGATGAAAATAAATATGATTATTGTGACTGCCGTATTAGTACTTGCGAAAAATCAATTTCAGTTCATTATCTGTTATTGACACCTACAAATTTGCCGATGCTAAAAGAAATTCTGACAAACAATGTAGATAATTATTTACAAGATAAATAATAATTATTATCCTTAATAATTATTATTTAACTAAAAACTTTCTTGTTCAAATGACCTTCAACAACTCCAATACCTAATTCAATATGGTTTTGAAAAATAGGATTTAACGGATGTAAAGGATTATGTTTAATACAACTAGATTTTGAATTTAAATTATCATTTAAATTATCATTCGAGTTATCATTTAAATGATCGTCATCATAAACATAATCATTTAATTCTTCACAATCACATTTAAAATTAGTGCCCACATTGGTATTTAGATATTTAGGATTAAAAACATTACCATAAGGATCAGTAATACTGATAGTTAAATTATTTAATATTCCTAAATCATCTGGATTAAATAATTTGAAAGTGTTACGAGATATTCCATGATAATGAGTTGGATTAATAAAATAATCAAAATAAATTAAATCAAATGATTTTTGTAACAAATCATTAGTAGCATTATTTTCATTAACAGTAGATAATTCTTTAATATTAAGTAAGACATACATATTATTAGTTAGTTTGTCATTTGTATCTATTTGCCCTTGAGAATTTATATGATAAAAATTGGGCAATAATATATTTTTAACATAAACATATCTGATATTTTTAAAGTTATTAAAAATAACTGGATTAGGTTCTTCATATATATATTTTTTTCCATCAATTATTGTTGATGATTTACTAAGTGGGCCAAGTTTAACTTTATAACTAAATGGATTTGGATATACATTATAGTTACGATCTTTACTATCAATTAATAAAGTATATTCTCTGATTTGTTCATCAAGTGTATAGGGATATAAATTATTATGAAGTAAATCGTTACGATTTTTGAAATTATAGTTTTTGAAATTATCTTGCGGCCAAGTTCCATTAAAAGGGATATTGGGTAATGGTTGAAATGCAGTATCAAAAGATGTATATTGATTATAGTTTGGTCTAATATTCATTGGAGATATTTGAGATGCAGAATAAAACTGATCATTTTGTAAAGCAATCGGTTGTACTAAATTATTAAAGGGATTTGATTCTTTTTGATTTAGATTTTGCATTATAATATTTAATGATTATTTTTATTATAATGCATGATCGCATTTAATGGGTAAACGAAAGTAAATCTAATATAAACGGAATTAGGTCTATTACCATAATTCGGTCTAAAATGATCTGACACTTTATTGTGTACTTTCATTCTATAATAATACCAATTTGATCTGAATTTTTGTAAACCAGACCCAATTCGATTGAAATCATCACATGATTCATCGGTCTTATAATAAAATTGATTTGCGAATATTTCAACTGATTTAAATGGATTGATGTGCCAAAATTTAATATCTTCTTGTTTTATAAAGAATTTTATAGATATATGATTTAGCATAAAAAAAGTGAATATTGGTGTACATACAGTAGTGTTATTAAATTCTATTCTGAATGAATCTGTCCGATCATATGATGGATCACGATAAATTGGTTCGATTAATTCAAAACGGTCTTTATCTATTATATGATTAGATTCATATCTATTTGAATCTGGATCATTAATTAATTTAATTTCAAGATTATAATCATATTGATAATATATATTGAAATTTTTCAAATCAATATTGGGATTATCAAAACTAACATTAACCCTTGTTAAAGCGCGATTTCTTGATAATGGATAAACTTTTAATCTTAAAATTGTAAACATTGATGTTAATTGTAATAAACAAAAATCACCCATAACGGATAAATCAAAATAATTTAATTCGATTACTGGAATATTGGTTTCATTATTAGAATTTTGATCAAGATCTTGATTAGTATCTGGATTAAAAACAAAACAATCATCTTTATCATATTGCAAAACTTTAATATAACGTAATACATCACATTCAAATTTATTAACACTACATGGTTCTTTGTTATAAATAAATATAAATATTGTACTCGGGTGTGTTTTAGTTAAATCAAAATTGAAAGAGTTATTTACTATTTCAACAGGGTGCAAAGTATTAATATATTTATTATTCAAAAAATAAGTTTTACTGTAGTGTCTCGGACATAAAAAATCTAAAATATTTTCTAGAACATTTATTTTGTCATACAAACGTTTTGATTTAATGATAGAAGCTTTTAATACATCATCTAACATTATTGGATCAAAATCACCAATAATTATACAAGGGTTATCATAACTACCATCAGTGTTATCTCGCATATTTGATGTGAATTTACAATAAAAGTAATCATATGTTTCCATTAAAAACTTTTTAGAATATGGTCCATATATTTTTGATTTTCTTAAACTTTTATTTGAATTATTTGAATTCGAATATGAAGGAATAAGATTTATATAAACTTTATCTGATGTTATTGATAATGTATCAAGTGAAGAATCTAATGTAGTGTAACTAATTATAATTTCCTCTTCATCAACTAGATTAGAACGTTTCAACATATTTGTAAATTCAGATGTATTTTAAACAATATTTTTATATTTATTAGATAAATTATAATAATCGTCATTATCATTTATTTTCAATTTTTATGAAATATTTTATAAAATTTGATATATATCATAAAATTTGAAAATAATAGATCATATAAGCAAATTAAACTTATATAAATAATTAAAGATGGATGATTTTGATATATATGAATTTCATCAAAACTTTACGCAACAATATTTACAGAAAGAAATAAGTTTTTTCGAAAAGAGTAACTTTCCCAATCCATTATTATGGGATCATTTAGAAAAACTTAATAATCGTCGTGTTAAAAATGTTACTCTTAGTGAATCAGGTGATATTAATACGGCATTATTTTTAGATACAAGTACTAAAAGATTTCAATTAAAAAAAATGGATGTGACTGATTATAATAATTATATGGATGATTATGTGTATAAGAAACCATGGTCAAGACTAAGGGAATTTCATCGAATTGTCAAATTAAGAGAATATATTGATTCATTGGAATATGATGAAAAATTATTATCAACAAATGTGGACAAAGTTAAGAAAAACAAAGAAATGTTAATTACTCAATTAATTGAATTATTAAAAAATAAAGAATTGTCTAAAAAGAAAAATCAAGTATTGTATGATGTAGATAAAACTAAAATTATTGAAATCGGATGTGTTGTATTAAATCCAAAAACAAAATTGTATGATATTAATTTAAGTGTACAGATCCCGACCAAGAAGATAAAATAATTGATTAAATTATACAATATCGTTAAATATAAAAATAAGATACAATAATGTTTGTATATGCTATAATTTATGTTTTTAATGGATATTAAATTCTATGAAGAAGAAACTGATAGACTTATTGATTTAATCGTCGGGAACAATTATGTAAATAAATGTGATTTGAATGTATTGATAGATACAATTACAAATATAATTTATGATTCAAAATTAACACTGAAAGACAATAACGATTATGATCAAATTAAAATTTTTGTATCATATTTTGTTAATAATAATTTTTCGAAATTATATCTTACGAATAAAGCAACTAAAAAAATTAATATCTTTACGATTAAGGATCAAAATCAAGATAATTTATTATCAGAAGAACAAATTTCGATTATTAAAAATTCTGGACAATTAATGACACATGCATTTGATCAGACAGAACCAAATTATACGAAAAAGAAATATATTAGAAGATTAAATAGAATTATTGAATTAAAAAATATACCACAACATGTACAAAAATCACCACAATGGTTTAAAGATCGTGATTCATGTTTAACAGCAACTGCCATTGCATCAGTGCTAAATGAAGATAAGAATAAATATCCAATAGAGATTTTATTAGATAAATGCGGATTAGGTGCTAAATTCACTACAAATAAATTTACATTTCATGGTACAAAATACGAACAAATTGCGAATATGATATATTGTTATAGGAATAATATACAAGTAGGAGAATATGGATTAATAAAACACAATATATTACCAATTGGCGCAAGTCCAGATGGTATCTGTGATAAAAAAACATTACAAGGGGATAAATTATCGGGATTAGTTGGTAGATTATTAGAAATCAAATGTCCATATTTACGAGAGATACAAATGACGGGAGAAATCGACGGCGATATCTGTCCACATTATTATTGGATTCAGGTACAAGTTCAGGAAGAAGTGACAGATTTAGATGAATGTGATTTCCTTCAATGTAAAATCGAAGAATATGAAGATCGAGAAGAATTTATTAGAGACACACACGAACATACAGAATCTTTATCTAAAAAATATAATTTAGAAAAAGGGTGTATTATTCAATTGTTTTTAAAAGATAAGATTAATGGTGATACTGATGATTGTTTATTTAGTGCTAAACATATTTATCCACCAAAGATCCACATGACACCATCAGAATGCGATAAATGGATTATAGAATACATATCTGAATTTCATAATACGAAAGAATCTGATTTATACGTATTTGATCGTGTAATATATTGGAAATTAACAAAAATTAATTGTACATTAATTTTACGAGATAAAGAATGGTTTAATTCAAAAGTTCCGATTATAGAACAATTTTGGGAATATATACAATTTTATCGTAAAAATAAAGATAAATTAGATATTTTGGTTGAATATCTTGCAAAATTAAATATTAAACGTACTAAAGAAATATTTGAATATATTCATAAACAATATCAAGAATCTTTTGATTTAAATTTACATTCAAGAAAAAAGATGAAATTCACCAAACCATTATATAATAATCCAAGTACGTATTTAAACAAAATTAAAAGTAAAACGGATATTTATATTCCAGATCAAAAAGATCCAAAAATAAACATAGATAAATGCATTTTTGATTGATAATTGATATTTTAAATTTGAATTAATTAGTAGAAATTATAATTATTTTCTAAAATAATTATAATTACAAAATGCCGAATCATATTAAAATTCCTATTACCAGTTATAAATCAAGATTTCATAATATCTTAATGTCAATGTCAGGCGGGGCTAAGTCGAAAACTGATAATGACGTTAATGATGTTAATGATAATTTATGTGCCCCGGCAAAAAAATCAATAGACGGAACGTGTTTTACATTAGAACAATTAATAGATATGGCTAAAGCAATTAATAAATCAGGTTTAGGTGAAATTAATATAAACAATGATAAGAAAAGTTTATTGGAACAAATAACAAAAACATTTGATTCTGTATGTAATGGAGATCAAATGTGCCTAACTAAACAACAATTCATGTCATTGATTGATGCAAGTGTGAGACACGATATAAAAACAAATACATTAAAACCAATTGGACCGACACAATCGACAGAATGGTTAAGTACAAAAAATATCGATGATATATGTAAACAACTAGTTGCAATACATCCAGATTTTAATTTTCTAGGTGCAGTACCTATAGACTGCGGCGAATTAGATTATTGTTCGACTTATGATTTAAATTTTGATGATCTAGACAAAAATTATAAAAAATTGGGTATAATTTATAATTTAGACGATCATACACAACCGGGATCACATTGGGTGGCATTATATATTGATATGCCCGAAGGTAATGCATATTATTTTGATTCAATGGGTGGCGAACCGCCGAATAGAGTAAAGAAGTTATTATCAAAATTCGAATCATATTGCAAAAATCATAATATTAAACCAAATATTAAAATTAATACGGTTAGACATCAATATGATAAATCAGAATGTGGCATTTATAGTATTAATTTTATTGATCGATTATTACGTGGAGAATCATATGACCATATTGTTAATAATATTACTGATTTTGAATCTATAAATTCATGTAGAAATAAATATTTTTATAATAAAGTTAGTCCTTATCCTATTGCCGAAGTGTGTTGATTTCAATATAAGATTTAGGATCAAGATCACAAATTTGATTCCATGAATCTTTAATATTATAAACAGAATCATTTGTTAAAATGATATTAGAATCTAATTTGATTTCATTATCTAATAATAAATCACAGATTTTTGAATCATTATTGTAAAGATAAATGAGATCATTTGAATTAAGACCATGGACATCATCTCCAATATAAAATTTTTTGTTACGATAATCTTCGGGTGTTTTCATAAATCCTAATAATTTAAATATGTCATCATTCATTGGCATTAAATTAAAATTTAATTTCATATTATTTGTTATGGCAATCTTATTTCTTTCTGTTATTGTCACATCCAAAAAATTAAAATGTGTTTTAATAATGAAAATTATCGAATTTATATTGTACTCACCAGGTTGAAAAGTAAAATGAAACAATTTATCACCAACTGTAAATCTAAAATTATTATTGTATCGTGTAATATTATTTTTTGATTTTAAAATATAATATTTTACAAAAATTATTTTATTATAATTCTGATCAGAGATAACAAATTGATTATCATTATTTGGTTTTATTCTAATGGTTTCAATAGATTTTATAGGTTCTATGGGTTCTTTTGATTCTATAAATTCTATTGGTTCTATTGATTCTATGGATTCTTTATGAATCTCATCTTGTATAAAATTCGATTGTTCTTTATCAGATTCAATTACAGTTGTATTCACATTTACACTAGCATTAGCATTAGCATTCTGGTGTAATTGTAACAATAATTCAACTTGTGATGAATCTAATTCTACAATTGTCATCGCATTATCATAATTAATACCAGGTATACTCATTATGATATTTTGATGATTTCCTTGGATGATACCAGGTTGATTATATTGTGGATATTGATTATTTTGTATTGGTGTTCCCATCATTGGTATTTGATTATAATTTTGTCCCATATCTACAGATTGAGTTGGATTATAGAATTGTACCATTGTATTATCCATTTGATTAGGCATTTGATTAGGCATTTGATTAGGCATTTGATTGGGCATTTGATATGACATTTGATTAGGCATCTGATATGACATCTGATTAGGAACCATTTGATTAGGAACCATTTGATTAGGCATCATTTGATTGGGCATTTGATATGACATTTGATTAGGAATCATTTGATTGGGCATTTGATTAGGCATTTGATAAGACATCTGATTAGGAATCATTTGATTGGGCATTTGATAGGACATTTGATTGGGTAACATTTGATTGGGTAACATTTGATTAGGCATTTGAATTTGTGGTTGTTTGATAGGTCTTTGATCAGTTGCAATATCAATTTGATGTCTTTCTGCAAGCATTCTTTCAAGATTAGAACTTAGATCTTTTTCTTTATTTGAATTATATGAATCATAATTTGAATTAATTGGCATATTAGGAATACTTGGAATATTATTTGGCATATTTAAATTACTAGGCATGCCAGGACCTAATAATCCCGCAATCGGATCTAATAATTCCATGCTACCAGCCATTGGATCATAATCACCAAATTGATTTGGTTGTAATTGTGATTGGGATTGAGACTGGGATTGTGACTGAGATTGTGACTGGGATTGAGACATTTTTTGTCTAGAATTACGCATCCGATCACCGTCCGGATCTAATGAAAAATTAATAGCCTCTGGTCTTTGATGTTGTCGTCCGTAATCGAAATCTCTTTCCGCTTTGGCTCTTTGTAATCTTGATTCCATATCAGTAGTAGGATCTGCTCTTATATCAAGAGATTGATTTTGATTACGTCGAGTATTATTATCACCTTGGAAATTACCGGCATATGGTGAATTACTGGGTACGTTAAATGGCATTGAAGGCATTTGAGATTGTGTATGAGATTGTATATGAGATTGTGATTTAGGTAAAGTAACATTAGTAATAACATAATCATCCCATGGTGATGCATACATTTCACCTTTTGTACCACTTATACCATCCAACATACCGTCATTATGATCACGATTATTGCGTGTTGAATCATTGATATTATCATTTGACATATCAATGATATTTGAATCATTATCATATACTTTTTTACTCTGACCATTGGGTCTATCCATAAAATGATTATCACGCTTACCATATACCTCTTGATCTCTTTGTATATTTTGTAAGTTTTTTCTTTTACGATTAAAACTATTTTGAATAGTCTTGTGTATTTCACTTAAGGCATTTTGATTAATACTTGATAAAATTTGTTGACACTGTTTAATATCACGTGGATTTGTTTTACATTCATCATAATATTTTTTCAAATAATTTTTCATTTTACTCTTGCACTTATTAAAAAAACTGTCTCTATCTATATTATTAATCTTAATCATTGCTATTAGTTCTTTATCTTGTTGAATAATATTCATTAACGCATTCATATTCTTATCCGAAAAAACACCGGAATATAATTTTTGTTTAAAATCCATATTTATCACTATTTATTTTTTATACGGTAATTAAACCAAAATTAAACTAAAGTTAAACTAAAGGAATATATTTTCCAACCGATTGTTTACACATGGGACACTCATGACTTTCATTTAACAACCATTGATCTATACACATCCTATGATAGATATGTTTGCAAGGTAATGTTCTAATAATATCTTCGTTTTCAAAATCCATCATACACACAGAACAAGTATCTTCTTCTGTTTTAATATATACTTTAATTGGTAATGTTTCAAGTTCTTTTTTGGTTAAAACTAATTTAATAGGATCATTGAAATTTAATATGTTTGTAAATATATTATTACTGCTATTAGTATTGCTATTTGTATTACTATTATTGCTATTATTGCTATTAGTATCTGCGGGAGTTAAACCAGACACAGCATTAATTAATCTATTAAAAACGGGCAAGTTACTAAATAATAAACTAACTAATGTTGAATTAGCACTTGATCGTAAACTTTGTCTCTCTCCATCTGAATCTGCATTATTAGTTTGTATTTGTGAATAATGATTATCTATTACAAGTTCTGGTAATTCTTCATCATTCTCTTCTTCATTTTCTTCTTCATTTTCTTCTTCATTTTCATTATTATTGTTATTATCATTATCATTTTCATTATCATTTTCATAATAATTGTCATGGTTATAATTATGGTTATGATTAAGATTAGGGAATAATGGTTGTTGTTCATCATAACTAGATTCTATTTCTTCGTTGATATCTGGTGGAAATTGTCCATTTATATAATAATAATTTATGATACGTTGTCTGGTTATTAAATTATGAATACCTAATTCATCAAGTTGAAGTTTAATTATTTGATCTTCGTCCATTATTATAGTCGCTTTTTATAATAGTATAATATTAAAAATTTATATGCTAAATTTTAAATCAATAAATCCTAGAAATATATACATTTATCTTTTGATAATTATTATTTGTTTGTTTGTATCTAAGTTTGTCAATGTTAGTTTGACAACAATATTTTTTATCATAATCGCGTTAATAATTATTTATGTTGTCTATCAACAAAATCAAAAATCAATAATTACAGTACAAAATACGAATAAAGTAAAATCAGAAATTATCAGACCGAATGATTCAAAATATATATCAAAATATCCAGAATTGGTAAATTTGTTTTATACAATTAGGAATTTTTATGATTTTAATCCGAATGCATTTGATTTGATGATTTATAATACTGACAGTTTTTTAGAATTATATCAACAAATAACCCAGGATGAAATGATGTATTGTAAACAAAATTTAGAAGTTGCAGAACAATTTGCAAGAAATGCTTTAAATAATTTACATTCTATTATTTTTAAAATGACAAGTGATAAATATGTCACACAAAAATATCATTGGGCATTACATTCTTTACAAAAAATTTTATATAAATATATTGATCAAATGGCAATCATTTGTAACAAACAATTTTCAAATAGCAAAAAGTTAAATAATAATAGTGGTTATTTTCAAAATTATGGTCCAAAACCCGATAATTTTTATGGTGATCCTTTTGCTAAGTTTCAGTTTGAATTATATTAAGTAATAAAAAATTGATTAATATCATAAATTATATTCGGATATTATTGCATTGTATTGTATCATAATATAATGCAATAATGTCATCTTTATCAAATATTCATATTGCGACCATAGGATCTGTATCAGTTGGTAAATCAACACTATTAAATGCATTATTCGTCAAACAACTATCAACAACAAAAATGAAACGGACTACGGTATTGCCATCATTATTTATAGAAAATGAACAAGAATCATTGCAATTTGATGTTAAACAAATAAGAGAAAATATCGATAACAAAAATAAAGAATTAATTACTAATACAGAAAATGACGAATATAATTTAACACTCAATGATTGTTCTGTAATTACATATTATGTTTCAAAAATATTTGATATAACAAATCCGATTAATCCAGAAATTAAATTAGAAATATTTGATATACCGGGTTTGGATGATAGAAAAACAAAAGATGTTTATTTTGAATGGATTAAACAGAATTTTCATAATTTTGATATTATATTTTTTGTAACAAAAATTGATTCTGGATTAAATACCACTGGAGAAATGGAAATTTTACAAAAAATTGTCGAAAACATTTCGATTCAAAAAAAGATATATGATCGTACAGTTTATTTGATACCAATTATTAATAAATGTGATAATATGTTTTATAATACTGTTACCAAACGTATGGAATTTAACGAATCCAATGAAGAATATTATGATATAATCAATCAAGTTAACAACATCATTGAAACTGAATTCGCTAAATATGAAATTCAATCATACACTAAAGCAGTTTTATTGTCAACAGAAGAAATGTTTATTTATAGATCAATTTATGAATCTAATGATATCGAACTCAATGACAAATATATAAATAAAATTGCGATAAATGAATATGGTAAAACAAAATGGAATTCATATCAAAAATGTGATTCATATGTTAAATATATACAAGAACTATTAGATTATCTAAGATCACAAAAAGACAAATATTATGAATATATGCAATCATGTGGGTATACTTTGTTTAACGAAACATTAAATAATATACTTGTTAGTAATACAATAGAATTTCTTAAAGGCCATATTAAATACGAAATTACTAAGAGACCAACATTAGATGAATTAGAAAATTATTCAAATTTGATGATTTATTTTTATAATGCCGAAAAAAAAATAAATAATTTATTTAATTCAGATGTATTTATTACAAAAAATACATTAGGACTTGATATCAAAAAATATATAGATGATTTAGATTTTTTAACTATAAAATTCGAAAAAACATTATATTTACTTACAAAAGTAACTAAAAAAAATATTAATTTTATTGATAAACTAAATAAAACTTTATTAAAAATAAATACAATATACGATAGTTTTGAACTGATTTTAGATATAGAATCAAAAAATTATT